ATCACCTTCCACACATCGGGTGCGACCGGCGACGATCTCAATATCAATTATCCGACCCTGGGTGATTTCGTTGCAGCTCTGGCGAACAAGCTCAACGGCTCAGCCACTGCCGGATTGGCCACCCAGCAATACCGCGCTGATCCACCCTCGCCGGGCGGCTCGGGTCAGGGCTCCGGGGCTAACACGTTGCTGATTGCAGCGGAGACCGCGGGCGTCGCGGCCAACCTCTTCACCCTTGCTAGCACCTGTGCGGGGTCGACGGTCAGTGGTGCGACCCTGGCTGGTGGCGCCGCTACGGCCACTGCCGTCACTGGTGGGTACTGGGCTTCATCGGCCGTCGCCGGACAGGTGGCGCTCGTATCGCTTGGCATCCAGCGTTAATCGGCCTGCGGCTGGATAGAGAAAAGGAGTACAAACAATGACCATTTACAATGAAGACACCATGCAGCAAGCGCTTAGCTTTCTGGTGTCGCAGACAACCTTCATCGAGCCGGAAGTGGTAAAGATCAAATATCCAGAGTTGAACTATGCGGAATTTGTTCCTATCGATGGGATGGCTAACGAGTGGGCCAAGTCGATCACCTTCTTCAGTATCGACTCAGTCGGCCAGGCCAACTGGTTCAATGCCAACGCGCGCGACGTGCCATTTGCTGACTTCACGCGCGAGAAGCATGAGCAAGGCATCGAGATGGCCGCGATTGGCTACAGGTACAATCTGGAGGAACTGGCCCAGGCAATGATGCTGCCCAATACCAACCTGACCACTGAACGGGCATCGAGCGCGCGCCGGGCGTATGAAGAGTTCTGCCACAACGTGGTGATGTATGGTGATCAACGTAAGGGCTGGGCCGGGTTAACCAACCACAGCTTGCCTTCCGTGATCAATCTCACAGCGACTTGGGCCAGCTATCTGGCTGGTGGTTCACCGACGCCTGCATCCATTCTGCAGGATGTCAATGCCATCATCACCAACATCTGGCAGTCGTCGCTGACTGTGGAAATGGCGGACACGCTGTTGATGCCACTGTCAGTTATGACCTTGCTATCCATGACTCAGTTGCCCAATACGACCATGAACTTGTTGGAATGGATTCAGCGCAACAATCTCTACACCAACGAGACCGGGCGTTCGATGACCATCCGCGGCGTGCGCGGGCTGGATACTGCCGGTGCTAGTGGCAACGGCCGCATTATCGCCTACCAGAAAGATCCATCGGTGATCAAGCTGCATCGACCGATGAGCCACCGGTTCCTGCCCGTATGGCAGACCGGACCAATCGTGTTCGATGTGCCTGGCATCTTCCGACTTGCCGGGCTGGAAATCAGGCGTCCAGGCGCTATCCGCTATGCCGATGGATGTTGCTGATCGAGACGGACCCTCTTTAGCGGGAGTAACTCATGCCATTGCACCAAGCACCGGAGCAGGATCTAGGTGTTGCTGAGCCAGTTGGACCTGCTCCCAACTGGCCGGCGCGGATGAAGCCGCAGTCGATTATTCCAGATCAGAAGCGGCTGGATTCAGAGCATCAGCTAGCTACCCTGCGCAATACCGACCCTGCGCAGACCCACATCATCATCGACCGCTTCCAGCAGGGCCACGAGCTGGCGCCGGGGCAGCGCGCGGAGATTGATATGCTGGTGGCGGATGTTAAGTACTTCCAGCGCCAGCGCCGGCCAAACCGGATTGGCAACAACGGCCAGTTGTTGAAGCCGCATCCCATAGTGGTCGAGGACTGTCGTCCTGCGCCGGAGGATGTTGCTCCGGCAATTCTCGATGCCGAGGTTGAGACGGCTATGGGGTCGCAGAAAGCAAAACGTTAGTGACGGCTAACAGACCGTAATCTATGCCAGCCGATCCAAATTGGTATCAGCGATATCAGTACAACGGCATTAATCCAGCCGTGGTTCTTGATTTTGCCAACGGCATGTATTGGAACGGCACGACGACGCTTGCTAGTCCCTCGACTTTGCTGAATAACGCGGTAGTCGTTGCTGGCAAGGGGTTAGACTGCACGTCGGCGAATCCAAATGCCGCCAACATGACCGCCACCGGGGCGCTGCTAAACGCTTTCCAGGGCGGTGCATTCACCATGATGCTTGCTACCAATCAGGTGAATGCTGGGCTCAATAGCGGATCCGGTATCGTTATTGTATGCGCAGCGTCCAATAACACAACACCGACCGACCAATTTACCGGTCTTACCAGTTCTGGGCCGAATACCTTTGCGAGTTCTGGCTCAGTGCTGCTTGCGCTACCTAATGTGCCGTTCTTGAGTGGTTCGGCTTTTTATGGCGTGGTAACCTCTACCGCGGGAGGTTATCGCTCTTTAAGTTCTGCACCGATTGGGGCTGCTGCTGCGACGGTTAACGATACGCACCCGTTTGCATCCAATCCGTCAACTGTTTTTGTTGGTGGTCTCACTCAGGGATTCCCTGCTTATACTCTTAATGGCTATATTTCTGCGTTAGCCGTGCTGAGTGGCGCTCCGCCCAACACTGTCTACACTGCCGTACCGGCTTTTACTGGCCCCAACGGTTGGTGGTGGAATAGCACGAACACGTCAGGTATCAACTATGGCAACGTACTCCCGTATGAATATACACAACCGTGGACGGTTATCGCCGCTGTACTATTAACACAGGGGATTACTGGTGCAATTACTTTCCCCAATGGGATTATCTTTTCAAATGTCAAAAATGCACCGTTTCCAGGTTATGAACTTTGGATTAACGGAAATAACTTAGCACACGTTCGTTTGTTACATGATTACGGAGCCAATACCTTTGTCGGAAAATACGGTTCCAAAAATCTGTTGGATGGAAAATGGCATGTGGTGGCCGCCACCTATGACGGCTCTGGTCTTGCCTCTGGCGTGAATATCTACGTCGACGGCGTGCTTGAGACCATGACAGTTGAGTTGGATGCATTAGGTGGAAACTCGATTATAGGCGCTGCTGGCAATAACAATTACATGATCGCAAATCAGTTTAATACGACTGATGCTATTCAGGGCACGCTCGGGTTATTCCGTCAGTACAACGTCGTCAAGTCACAATCTTTCATTCAGCAATTCAACGCGATTTTACAAAACCAATCGGTGCCAGCTGTAGACAGTTCTTGCGTTTTGGCCCCACAACTTAACGAGGGTGGTTCTAGCACTACCACAAATGACCTTTCTGCCAGCGGCTTGGTAGGTACGCTCACACCATCAAATTGGCTGCGCGGGCGAAGTCCTGCCAACCAATTGCCCCTGGCGGCTGGATTAGCGGGAACCAGCAACTTGACGTTGGCCTTGACGGCGACGCTGCCAACCAAGGCCACCCTGCAAGGAGCCAGCATGATGGCGCTACCCGATCTTCAACAGATCGTAGCCCCTGTAACTGCCCCACCGTCGCAACCGCCATCGGTTTATTCCAATATGGTGACAGCCAAGGATCTAGCTTCATTCCGTTCCAAGTTCTCGGCTCTGGCAACGGTCGATGATGCTACCATTGCCGGCCAGTTCGACATTGTTGATGTCGAGATTGGCAATGGGTTCAACTGGGTTAGTCAAGCGGACTTCCAGTTAGCGCGGCTAGCGCTATGTGCGCACTTTGTCATGCTCGATCAGCAGCAGGCCTCAGATGTAGAGCTAGGCGGGGTTGGTATGTCTGATATGTACGTTCGCACCATCAGGTTTGGCGAGCGACTAACCGGGTTTGCGCAGCGTAAGGCATTTGAGACGCTGGAGACGATGGCGGGACCGGGAGAGACCTTGCTCAGCAGCACCCCCTACGGCCAGCTTTTCATCCGGCTACGCGCGCGCAATATCATTCCCGTGGCGATTGTCTGATGTCTTCCTGGCGCGGTCCGCAAAGGCGAATGGATGCGCTGGTCGATCGGCAGTTTGCCGAGCCGGTTGAGCTTCATCCCTGGCGGGGCGGCGCCGACGATGCTACTGGTGCCACAAGCGGACCCGATCCAGAGCGGGCGGTGCTCTACACCACCGCGATTTATGTGACCCCCGGCGCCCGCGCCACGGGTGAAGGGGGTACGCGCGCGGCGGGTATGGCGCTGGCTGCGGTAACGGCGGAAGAGTGGATCAGTATCACCGCGCAGAAGCTAGGTGACCCGTCGACGTGGATAGCGCGCGACCGGGTGTATCTGCCCGAGCGCAATATGTGGCACGAGATATCCAATGTGACGCCTAGCTCTACTGATCGTTACAATATCAACCTGATAAGGCTTCCCGAAGGATGAGTCTGCTGCGTGCCGTCTTAAGGTCGTGTGCGGTTGCTGCCCTGCGCGATAAGACGTGGGCGGAAGAACGATGCTATGATTCTGATATGACTCCGTTCGTTGACGCCGTGTACGGGGTCAAGGATGCGCACGGCAATCCCATCAATAAACCGTACATTTGCATCTACACAGACAACGATGATATTGGTCCGGTTACCGGTAAGGCCGAGTTGTATAACGGCATGAATCGAATGCTGTCGGTGGCGATTGAGATTGGAGTAGCTACGGCAATTAAGAACCCAAATGGCACAATGTCGGTGCAGTTTGCGCATACCGATAAGGGCAGCGAGGTTGGCTGTGACTTTATCGAGGCACAGTGCATTGCCGCCTTGATTGGCGACCCGCACAGTATGTGGGGTGACCTGTTCAAGCAGATGTGCGGCAAGATTCGTCGGGTGCCGCGACGGCGCGGTGGCCAGGCCTCGGCCGGGGTGAGATGGGCGGCGCGGCGCATTGTGCTGATCTGCAGTCCGGTAATGGACATCGTACCGGGAGTGCCGCTGCAGGATAATCATCCGATTCGAAAGTTCATCACCTTGGCCAGGGCGAATCCTAATTCCAGCGTTACCGACATCGCGATGATTGTTGATCAGTCTATCAGCACCACTGCCGCACCCGACTGGCGACAGGCGCAGGCGATGCTCGGATTGGATACTGAGGCGACTAAATACCTTGTTGTGCCTGGGACGCCATTCGGTACGGATGAATACCCGCCGCCGCTGTCGGAGATTGAGGACGCCGATTATCCGTCCGTTCCATGATTATTGTAACGGTTAATGAATCAGATATTACGCGATGGATGGGTGAGCTGCATGATATTGCCGAGCGTACGCCGGGCGCCATAGCCAATGGGCTGAATACATTTGGTCAGAGCGTTGTTAATGAAGTCGCGCAGTATGTAGCGGAGAGCACCGGGCTTGGTGACAATGAAGTCGCCATGATGATTCAGGTGGATTGGGCGACGCCTAATGATTTGAATCTGATGATCGACGCCAGCGAGGCGATGGCTGCGACGCAGGAAGCAGACTGGGGCCGCCCATGGGAGGTTCGTGATCAGCAGCAGTATGAAAAACAGACGCTGCTCAAAATTGTAACGATGAACGATGGACATGATTGCCCGGTATGTCAGGCCGCGGCTGAGGCGTCGCCGTACACGCCTGAGGACATACAGAATATGCAGGCGAAATGGTCCGACTTTTCGGGCTCGACTGGTGGGGCGGCGCCGGGGGCGCGTACTAACCTTATTCATCCGAATTGTCGCTGCCAGGTGGTTCCCTGGCAGTCGACCGGTAGCTTGCCGGTGACAACCGGACAGTCGCGTACCCCGCCGGATCTGTTCAACACGCAGAATCTGGCCAGGGTGGTCATGGATGCATATAAGCTGGAGCTGAAGATCAAGTGAATAATCTGGGACGTGTCCTCCATCAGCTAGCCAAGCAGCAGAATGCCGTCGGCATGGGCACGCGGCATGGCTACGTGCACGAGGTTATGGATAAGGACGGCGAGCGCAAGTGCAAGATCTGTATAGGCATCAAGAATGATGGCCAGCCGTGGCTAACCGGCTGGATGCATATGGAGGAGCACTCGGGCGGCACTCAGGAACAGCATCTGGTGGAGAAGGGCCAGAATGTTGTGGTATCTGCTCACGGCGGTGATCTCCGTAACGCTACGTTTACTCATGCGGCGACAAGCAAGCCGTTTCCGCAGCCACCGCATGCATCCAAGGTCAATGGCTATACCTCGGCGCACGGTAAGCTGCGCACCAGTCACAACAAGCCAAAGCAGTCTGGTGGCGGAGGCGGAGGCGGTGGCGCCAGTCTGGCCGGTACGACCGAGGTGCAGACCCCTGAGGGGTTCAAGAATATTCAGCAGCTGCAGCTTGGCGATCGGGTGATCTCCTACAATACCAGCATGGATAAGCCGGAAGTTGATCTGGTGGTCGGCATCCACGTCGAGCTCACCGAGAAGAAGATGCTGGTGCTTGCCTATCCTGGCGGCAGCGTGCACTGTACCGAGGATCACTTAATCTGGTCAGAGCGGCGACGCAACTATGTGTACGCC